CTTCTAAAGATCTCTTTTCCGTATAATTTGAGATCATCTTTTAATTCTGGGCAAGATCCGTAATACTTTTTCCAATCGGATTCTTGTTTTTGTTTTCTTTTTTTGCCTTTAGGTGTTCTAAATGCCCAAAAGTATTTGCGACCAATGTATTGACGATTGATTATGGTATTTGTAATACAATATACAAATCCATAATAGTCCTTGATATCTCCACTAGTGAATATATCACCATCAAAAGTCCAAGGATTATCATATACCTCATTATTTATATCATTCATGATGTAGAAATAGGTATTTTATCTATTTTTTAGTCTAAAATCTTCAGTCACACCAACACCAGGTTGATAGTTCTGAGGATTTTTCTTTGCAAGTTCTACTGACTTTAGACCACCGATGATGTCAGCACGATTAATAATAGGTTTCATTATGGTTTTGTGATACCAAAATCTTTATACATTTGGTTCTTTTTCTGAATATTATCCAATGTGCTACCCTTTTTAAATTCTTCACCTTTATCCATCTTTTCCTTATTCTGCAACATTTTTCTAATTGCATTTAGTCCCATTCCACCTAAAGTTAATACTCCTGCAGTTCTAGCAACGTTTGCGAGGTTCTCATCTAAAGCAACAATCTCTTGAATAGTTTTACTATCCATCTGCATCATTACGTAATGTGCTTCTTCCACTGTGTCTGCATGACCTTCAGATAACACATAGTCTAATACAAGATCATATGCCTCTGGTTTGAAGTTAGCTGCTTTTAAATCATACTTCTTACGCAAGTTGTTTGGAATCACACCTAACTTATCACCTTTTTTAATATTAGGACCCATATCAAATTGTGCTATGGTATTCACAGTTGAACGATTTACTTGTGTATTACCATCATCAGCAGTATAAGTATTTGATCTACTATACTTATTAAGGTCAGTATCTTTTAACTCACCAGATTTTACTAATTCTCTTGTTTGTCTCTGATTTGTGCTATATGTCGCAGGGGATATTTTTGGTTGAACTACATTAGTTTGAGCACCTTGTGCACCAGTAAGTCCACCAAAATCCTTAATAGTAACTTCTTTACCCTTTCTTGAGTACTTGCTAATAGCATCAAGATCTATCTCATTCTTTTTAACTGTATTAGTTTGTGCACCTTGAGCACCAGTCGATTGTGCACCTTGAGCACCTTGAGCACCAGTTGATGAAGATTGAGCACCGTTTCCTTGTGCACCTACATTATCATTAGATTGTGCACCTTGAGCACCAGTTGTAGAAGATTGAGCACCTTGAGCACCATTTGTTGCACCTTGTGCACCATTACCGTTTTTTTCTTTGTCTTTTTCTATATTTACTTTATCTTTAGGATTTCTACCAAAGTTTCTGAAAAAATTTTGAACTTTTTTACTAAAAATCTCTTCATTCAGAGAATTACTTTTCCTATAGTCTTCAACGACCTGTTGTATTTCTTCTGGAGTCATCATTACTTATCTCCTGGTTTTTTATTCTGAAATCCTCTCAAGAAGTTTGCAGGATTCAATTGAGCAGCAATACCATGTCCTATGTTAGCTAAGTTACCCTTCACAGGAGATCCTACACTGGTGTCTGCCTGATTTGCAGCAGTAAATCCAAGTGCGTTTGTTATATTTCTTCTGATTGAACCCACTGCCCTTTTAGGATTTATACCTGGAATTTTATTTACTTGCTTTGATAAGAATCTCATTATGTTTCCTCTCTGCCCCTTCAAACCATATCCAGTGAGTGTCTTCAATCCTTTTTGTAGAAACTCTTGTAAATCTTCGTTCTCTTCAAGAACTCCAACTGTTTCACTTAGTGCTATTTCTTCACCAAGTATTTTTGATATCGCTTGCTCACCTCTTTGCATGTTCAGAGTCATCTCAGTCATAATTTCTACAACTGCACTTAGTTGCTCATCACTGTAATCATTTTTAGATTCTGATAAGGCATACGCATAGTTCAATCTTATTTCATCTTCACTTAAATATCTCTCAACAAGTTCCCCTTCGGGTTCATACATTTTACTATACAAAGAGTTTATATCTCTTATCTGACTTGGCGATAAAGATTCCATTACTTTAAAAAATTCTGTCTTCTATCTATTTATTACTTTTTATCGCTCGTGTTTCTACCAAGGTTGCTTAAATTTAATCCTTTTACTTTATTAGTTACATCATCTTTGAATTTTTTAAATGTTTTCTTGCCTGGTAAATTCAACTTAGTTTCACCAGTAGCAAGTTTTCTACCCTTATTGTATATAAAATCACCAAGTTTAGTTCCAAGATTATATCCTGTTATCGCACCACCAGTTCCTAAAGCAAAACTTCCAATACCTCCACCTCCAAGTGTTCCTAATGTAGCACCAAGTGCACCACCAAGATATCCACCTAGACCTCTTGAAAGTCCTCCTAATATTTGACTTGTTCTACTTCTTCCTAATAATTTCTCATCTCTTGCTTTATCATAAGCATCTTTTGCAGCGAATGCACCACCAGCAAATCTACCTAAACCTTTGAATATATTACTTCTTAATGCGTTCTTACTTACTTGACTTAAGACTTTATTAGAGCCAGTAACATTAGACGATGGAGTGATGAATTTTGATTTATATTTTGGATCTGGCTTTACACCTGTGGAAACTAAAACTCTATCAAGGAAAGACTTAAATCTCTTTGGAGAAGAGACATTAGTTGTAACTTGAGGTTTAGAAATATTTCTTTGAGATCCCTTTTGAATAGATTGTAATATATCTCTCGTATTAGTTACGTTCGTTGTAACTCTATTCGCTCTAGTTTTTACTACGTCACCTGATTTAGATGGAGTTATAGTTGTATTTGTTCCTGGTGTCTGTTGTTTTACTATTAGATTTGATGCTGTCTTTTCACCTGGTTTAGCTTTGAATACTACTTTTCCACTACCAGTCAATTTTTTAGAAACTTTATTTGTATTTTTTTTATTATTTACTATATTTTCTCTTTTAGTTTTTATGTCTGATGATTGTCCTTTAAGTTGCTTGCTTGGATCTGCACCTTCCAAACCTTTTGTAACTCTTTCTGAATCTAATTTTCTTTGTTGATCCATCAATTCTTTATAAGTTGGATCTTCTTTTTCTAGTAAGAATTGACTAAAACTTTTCACTATCTTCAGACACTTTTTTAGTATTTATATCATATGATTCGTAGGCATCATAATCACCAAACAACCAAGCGTCTGCCTTAGCTGCTTCACGATATGCTTCAATACTCATATCTTTCAAACCTTTTACTTCTGATTCTGTTTCAATGATTTTAACTCTGGGTTGAGTATATCCGTCCCACTGTTTATGAATTTCTTTCACTTGCTCATCCACACTTGTCATTTCCATCTGTATCTTACCTTCAATCCAAATTTTTTTCAACCAAGCAACGAAACCTAATGCAAGGTGTTGGAGATATGGGTTTTTGAATTTCTTCTTAACCCATCTCTCTGCCTTTGCATACCAAGGATCTACACCCTTACCAAATTGTTTCTCAAAGTTTAAACCCACTGAATGTATCTTTTTTGACATCTTGTTTGATTCCTCCAACTATGTAAGATTCGACTTCAGTTTCCTGTGGTGCAACCTGCAATCCCTTTGATGAAATCCAATGCTGTGTCCAAGGTAATGGATTATTTCTTGCAGGAATATCATAGATTGGTTTTAGACCAACGATCTTCATTCTCTTATTTGCAATCCATTCAACATACTGATGAAGTAGTTTATCATTCAAACCTATCATACTGCCATCTTTAAAGAGGTATTCTGCCCATCTCTTCTCCTCATCAACAGTTTTTTCAAATGTTTTAATTAACCAAGGTTCCTCTTCCTTTGCAATCTCAACCATATCTGGATCGTCACCGTTTCTCCAGTTCTTTAAGATTGTTTGAGTTATTGCCAGATGCTGGTTCTCATCTCTAGCAATAAGAGATATGATTTTCGCAGATCCTTCCATGAGTTTAAGCTCACCAAAAGCAAAACTACAAGCGAAAGATACATAAAAGCGGATACCTTCCAAAATGTTGACATTAGCGACTGCCCGATAAAGTTTTCTTTTTAAATCTTTTATTTCCATTCT